TGGGATTTTCCCACGCACTCAATAGTTACTCAGAATAGCATCAGAACTCTCCCCTGTTTTAGGACAGGTGGATTGTTTATTTTTGCTTTCTAACATCTTTTAACTCTTACGAGTATTTGACATTCGTTATTGCTTTTTTCTTCCCATTCAATGGGGTCTTAATAACGATTACTATGTAATTTTTGTTTACTTGACTATAATTTGTTTAGCCTCTGTTTCCAATTTGTAAAATATTCATTTCTTTTTTGTATTTTTGGATACACTAGGGCTTTGATTCTTTTATACTTTGGCTTCATGTTTTGCTTATTGTACACTTGTGAATTGATACTTGCATAGCCCGCAATATCTATTCTAATGCTCGTTAACAACGTCTAGCGCCCAATAGCCTTTAAGCGCATTTAGAGCTTTTCACTATCTCTATAAATTAGTGATAAACCAATTTTAAACTTTAGTTCTTACCTCTACTAACAATAGTTATTTACCTCATCTGGACTATTTGTTCAATGTCGCAAAATCTAATTTGACAAATTAGATCACTTCAACTTAATTTTGTGTCGAAATAATTTTGAGTGTTTTTTGGGTTCTTGTAATTTATTGAACTAACATAATGGTGAGGACATCATAAATTATTAATTTTGTTAGCGGAAAGCGACGACAGACGGGCAAGAAGTGTAGAGCATAAAAGACTCTTGCTTACTTCGTTCCTGAGTTACCTTGAAATAAGGGAAAGGCCCTGCTTTCAATATATACTAATTTAGATGGTAGTTTAGCATGCTTTTGTCGTCGACCAGTTTCTTCAATTTGCGGACTTTATTTGTGACCTGTTTTATACTCGGTTTTATTTTTATAAAATAATAGTTGGTGTTTTTTGGTCGTTAATGGTAAATAAAATGTCTGAACTAAATATATTACGCGTTCAACCATGCCAAAATTTTGGAATTTTGTGTTCCGCAGCACAGAGTTCCACACCTCTTCATAATATATCACTTATGAAGCGGTACAATTCTATTTTAGAATTCTGCTCAATTCGTAAGCGAGCTAATCGGGAAGCTGATTTGAAATTTGTTTTTTCCGGTTTATTTGCCCAATCTGGCTTGTCATCATTTGATGGTGACAAATTCCAGGTTTTATTTGATTTAGTTTTTAATTTGTACTGTTTTTATTTAGACGTGGGAGGTTTTGTAAATATTAAATTCAATAAATTATTATTAGCATCTTTTCGATTTTTACGTAATTATTATACTACTAAAGAAATTATGAATTTTATCAAACAATTGTTTTCTTGTGAGGACCTAGTTGATTTTGTAGACACAGATGATCTCATGGGTTTTGAACCTTCAGAAGATGATCTTGAAGCTCAAGGATTTCTTAAGGGATCACGACAGTTGTTGGATTCATGGAAAGATATTTCTGAGTGTGAATTATCCAAAAAATTTAACTATGTCGTGAAAGCTCTGTTAACATGTTCTCTTACCAAGCAGTGCTCTCTGGACTTCCTTCCATCATCAATATTAGAATATTCCACTTCTGCAAAATATCTGGACTCCACAGTCAAGACCTCACCTCTCCAAATGGTTCAGTCAGTTTTTGATTTTATAGTTTCATTTTGTGAATCTGGATATGAATTCTTTTATACTGGTGAAATTCGAGCATTTCTTACTGCAGATCGAGCTTGTAGGGATTTCGTTAAAGATTGGGAGAAGCTTGAAGTAGAACTAACTGGTTCAGTTAAAAATTTGCAGGCTAGACCTACATTGTACCTAGATCGTTTAGATAAGATAATTGCTCGTGGCAACGCCCTTCTTTCTAAGGAGAATTTTATGTTGCGCCCACTTGTTAAGAGCGCCATGGATCACAGAATGAAATTTCTAAAACAGGTCAATATTTCTTGTTTTCGAAAGCCTCCGTTTTCTGTTTTGTTATATGGTCCTCCTGGCATTGGCAAATCCTCTATTGTTCAGACTATAGGTACTTTATATCATAAGGTAACTACTACAATGTCAATAGATGGGCAGCTTGGTGGAGAACCTATATATCCAGGTCTACCTTGGGATCCTATGATGAATACATATACTAAGAATCCATATGATGATTTTTGGAGCGGATACCGCGGTGCTGCACAATGGTGCGTTATTCTTGACGATTTGGCACGTGAGAAAGCACGCCAGATAGAAAATGGATTAGGACTCACAATTGTTGAACTTTTATCAATAGTGAATAGCATAGGAGTAACTTCCAACCAAGCAGCATTGGAAGATAAGGGTAGTGTTCCTATTATTCCTAAACTTGTAGTGGCCACTTCTAACACTAAGGATCTCAATGCTTTTCATGCCGGATCTTGTCCGGAAGCTATTCTTCGACGCTTACCATATGTCATCAGACCGATAGTCAAACCTGAATATTGGGATGAAGAACGAGGGCGTATGAAGGAAATGACTGAAAGGGTCGAAGATGCTTGGACTTTTGAAGTTGAAACATATTGCATGTACTTAGATAATGGTCATACCAAGGGACGATATATCAAACATAAACCCGATCCAACTTCTGACAGAAATTGTACCATGGCCGAATTAAACTCCTTTTTGTGTGAAAAAATCCTTTCACATGAACGAGCTTCTGAGTCAATGATGCAAGGACTAGAAATAGATTCTTCCATAACTATTTGTGTCCATGGAGTACTATCTAATTTTGAGTGTTTAAAATGTGCTGCTGAAGAACATTTATCTGTGCCAAGTTCTTTTGAATGTGAACTCAATAAGGTTTCCATTCCCGAGGATGATGATTGCGATACTAATTGTGATCCTCATGAAGAACTTGAGGGCCAGGGGTTGAAATCTCTTGTTTTTGGAGCTGCAAAACTTGCAAAAAGACCCGCTAAGACTATTTTGAATGCTGTTGTCTTTCGTCCTGCTTGTAGTTTGGTAGAAACTTTGGCACCATACTTAGGAAACACTTCGTATTTTTCACCTATCAGTCAGTTTATTGCTACTTCCACTGTTGATTGGGGTAACCGTGAGCTGGAATTGTTTTTGCAGGCAGGTGAACTTCTACCTGCTGGTATTTTTGACAAGCTACTTCTTTTTTTGATAAAGAAACCTCAGGCTCGTGCAGCATTTTATTATTTGCTACACCAACATTATAGTTTACGTATTCCACGTAATGTCTATATAGCTTCGGTGCTCCTATTGCAAGGGGTTCAGTTTTATGGTGCCTATCGTTTAACTTCTTATATTATCAATAAAGTTATGCCTCAACCTTCGCTTGCTGAAGCACAAGCCAATATTTGGCGCTCTATGGAGACAAATGATGATTTTGCTATTCCTAAG